ACCAGCTTCCGTCTTGTTTTAAGTAAGAAATAGCTCCGTTTATGTCTGTTAATGTTACTTTAAACTTTGCCTCTCCTCCAACTGGTGAATTAAAAATATTTCCTCTTAAATTTATTGAAATTGAATCGTTTGCTTTTAATGGAACATTATTTGAGATTGCAATAGGAAACAAAGTAGGATCAACAAAACCTCCTAATTTTGTTCTAGTCATTAAACCCTGAGTTTTCAAAGGATCTAAAACAATAAGATTTTCGCTTGGAATAGACCAATCTCCGTAAGTTGTTCCCTCGTGATCTAAATTAGGGTTTGTGATTAATGATTTTGCAAAACCATATTTATAATTCATTCGAACACTAGAAACTGATCCTTTTATCTCTATTTGTTGATTTCCTCCAGCATGATGCGGATAGCGATTGTTTATTTGACTACCTAATGTAAGAGCGAAATTTTTAGTAACTATTTTTTCAAAAGCATTATTATTTTTCAAATAGTGTCTAAATTTTACTAACGGATTTCTTAATAATTCATTTGCTTTATAAATATACCATTCGCCATTCACTTGACAAATATTTGCATTGAATAAATTTAAAACAGACGTTAGAACTTCCTGACAATCCATAATCGTGTCCTTATCGTCTTTTTTAAACCTGTCAACGCTCAAATAAACCTCGTTTAATGGATCTAATAAATCCGTTGGACTCAATCCCTCGTAATAAATATTAACGCTTGTATTTATTGGCAAATTTAAATTTGTTCTATTTAAACAATTGAATATTACGTCAATTGCACTCATCCTACCAGTATAAGGAAATCCGTTAGGTTTTACAAAAGCTAAGTCTTTTAAAATACCTAAGCCGTCAACGCAAGTCAAAGACAACATCCAACGCTCACTAACAAAAGATTGATAAATTCCGTCCGGCTTTAAAAACCCCTCAAATAAAAGTTTATTTCCACGCAAAAAAAGTACTGAGAATTGATTTTCGTCTTCCGTGTATAAGTCTTCCAATGTCAAAGATAAATCCGCCTCCAAACTTAAATCCAAACCATTTCCTCGAATTGGATCTAATAAGTTTTTTGCGGTACCATATTTTAAAACACCGTAACCATTTATTTGCGTTGCAGTTCCGGTAAAGCCTTTTTTATAAATTCTAATATAATAATCAACATTTTCTGGATCTGTATATTCAGCAAAGTAAATTAAACTAGCAACATCCGGCGTAATTAATTCGTCACTAATTGCAATCTCTTCGTTTAAGTTTTCCCCATATTCAACAGCAACGTCGTCTATATTTACTACAACCTCAATCGTATCGTTAACTTTAGCGTAAGTAATATTTGGGTGATTCCAGTTATTTTGTAGGAATTGCAAAGTATTATTTATTGTCTCAGGCTTGTTTGATTTTTGTTGAATATCAAACAAAGGTTCGTTTGTACCTGAAATATAATTTAAGTCTAAAAAGGTTTCGCCATTATCATATAAAATGTCACCAGCTTCAATTGATAGCGTGTAACTAAATGCGTTTCCAATTGTAGGATTATCTAAAAAGTCTATTATTATTTTTACAGCCATAATTTAACCAGCTAATCCGCTGCCTCCTAGTCTAAGATTTCCTTGCGTTGTGTTATTTAATACTCCAATTAATTTTTGTCCAGCTATTTCAAAAACAACTGTTCCTCCGCTATTGTTAAAAGTTCCGCCGCTAGAAACTGAGCTTGTCGGACTTGAAATGTCAGCTCCTGTTGAAACCGAGCCTCTTTGTCCTGACGCTCCACTTCCGCCAACAGCGGCTCCAGAACCTCCTTTTGCTTTTGCAGCAATAGCTCCTCCGATTGCTTTTAATGCTACACCGACAGCAATTGCACCTAATCCGGCCGCAATAGCAACAGGACCACCGACAGCTATTGCAGTGTCAAGTTTACCTTTTATAACCGCCATTGTTCCGTATTGAATAAGCAAGCCTCCCATTTCTGAAATAAACTTTCCTAATCCTTGCAACAAAGCGGACCCCATTGAATTTAAAACATTTCCACCTGTCGCAAGTGCTTCTCCAATAACGGTTCCTAATTGTCCGAAAGTGTCAGAAATTGAGCCAGTTACTAAAGCATAAACATCGGCGTCAAATTGTTTTAATACCGCATTTGTATTTTTTGCAGCTTCAAAAACAAGAGCGTCATACTCTTGTTGAGTAATTAGTTTTTGATCTAAAAATGTTTTTAATTGTGCTAATCTAGCACTATAAGAGGCCTGGTCTTGTGCGGCTTTTTTGTCCGCCTCAGTTTTTCCTACATTTGCCAAAAAATCTTCGTGAGCTTGTATTTGAGCAGTTGCTTCGTCTAAAGATTGTTGTCTTTGTTGTTTTTGACTATTATATTCCTCCGATTTTGCAAAAGCACTCAAAGCGGCTAATTCGTTTTGCCCGTCTAAAACCGATTGATTATATTTTGCTTGTTCCTCTAAGTCTTTTTTTCTTTGTTTTTCTGCCTCTCTCTCCCTTTCAGCTTGTGCTCTTTTAAGCTCTGCCAATCGTGCTTTTTCAGCCGCCGCCGCCGCTTTCATTTCGGCCTCGTTTCCTTTTTGACTTATTTCGCTTTTGGTTGTTTTATTTAATATGTTTTGAAGTGTGGATAATTCTTTTTGATTTTGAATAATCCTATCTCTAACACCTTGCAAACCAGCTTTTGCTCTGTCAATTGCCAAAAGAGCCGGCTCAACACCAGCACCAGAGCTACTTCTAGCTGCTTTTAAATAATTTTCCTCAGCATTTGCTAGATTTTTTTTTGCTTTTATTAATTGAGCATTTAATTCTAATTGTTTATAAGCAGCATCTCCAGCTTTTTCAGAAACTTTTTCAGCAACTGCCTTATCAATTAATGCTTTTGCAACGTCTTTAATTTCTTTTGATAAATCACCGTACATTATTTACTCGGTTGATAAATTACCAAAATAAGCCGGATATTTACTTTGTAATTCACTTACAGCTGCTAAACGATCACGTCTAGAGGCTTTTTCGTCTTGTGCTACTGCAATAACTGCTTTTATAGATGCAACTTCTCCTAGAGCTGACTTTGTGCTTTCTTCGTACGCTTTTTTAATGTCTTGGCCGGCTTGACTAAAATTTCCGCTAAGTTTATTAAAAACGTCGCTTATTGTAATGCCTTTTTGAGCCATTACAGTTAATCCAGTAGTTACTAATGAAATAGCCAATAAAATACCGCCTGGACCTAATAAAGATGCTCCGACAGCTTTTAATGCGTTCCCAGCTCCTCCAGAGCTTTTTGCTAAATATCCAAAACTTTCAGCCGTTGCCGTTAAGTTGTTACCAATACCCATGATCCCAAAAGGTGCATCCTGAGCAATACGAGAAAATTGCATTAATGTATTGCTTCCGTTGGCTGTTGCTTTGGTATTGGTATCCATTGCGGAAGCGTTGCTTTTTATTTGACCTGTTAAACTAGCAATGTTAGCTTTTGCGTCATTAATTTGCTTTTGCAAATTAAGAGTGTCGAGACCCAATTTAAAATCTGCACTTTTTTGTTTTTTTAAGTTTTCAAGTAGGACTTGTGCCTCTGCTAATTTGTTTTTTAACTGGGATAAGTCAGCTCCAAATTCGACTTCTAATTTAGCCATTTTTCTTTTGGTTTAAATATTCTTTGTATGCTTTTAAGAAGTTTTCCTTTTGTTCAATTCCAACTCCTCTATTTGTGTTATTTCCGCCTCCTAAATTCATAAATTTATCAATTGATTTTGGCAGCTTTTTAGGGTCTTGGTGCGGTGCTATAAATGCACTCCAAGCTATTTGTCTGACCTTTTCCCATTCTCTTAACTCCATTCTTTTATACGCAAAAAGGCGAATTTGGAATTCCGCAAAAGTCATATCATAAACATCACTCAAACGCAAAATTCCAAGTTCGCCACAAGCAAAAGCGATTACATCCGCCTTAAAATCTATTTCGTTGGATTCACTTTTTTTTTGCTATTATCAACTGGGACGTCTTTATACATAGAATCGTTAAAAGCTTTTTGGAAATCAGTCCAAAATTTGCCTCCAATTCCTCCGTTTTCATCAATCCAATCATTTACATCATACATAGTAAAATCAATTTCCTGAGCCTTTCTTTTATAAGAGTAAGCTAATGAATAATAAACCATTTTAGGAATTAAAACCGCATCGGCTTGAGTGCCTAATTCGTCAAGTTTTAAACCTGTTCCGTCTAACAATTCATTTAAAAATCCTATTCCAAAATGGAACTCTTTGTCTAATAATACTACTTTATTCATGTTTTGATTGTTTGGTTAATGATTTTATTTAGTCTAATGGATCAACAGTTACGATTTCACCGTCTCCGTCTAATGTCAAAGAGAAAGTTGCTAAGTCATCACCTGAACCCATATCCAAAGATAAATCTGAAATTAAAGCACTACCGTAATAAGTTGCTCCTGAAACTCCAGTTACTAATTTCCAAGTTACTAATTCTTTTGCAAGTTGAATACCGAATAAAAAGTCGTGAGATGCTTTTGTGTCATCTCCTCCTACTGAAGTCGTGTCGATATACTCGCCCTCAGCTTCTAATGTATAACTGAACATTCCAGCTTGTTTTTTTGTAATTCCAGGATTACATTTTGTGTTTGATTCAATAACCGAAACGGCTGTTGATAAACTGTTTGAAGTCAAACAAGCTACTGGCTTGTAAGATGCTCCGTCTGCTACGTAAAGAATTCCAACTTCTCCTTTGATTGGTGTTGCCATAATTTTTTTATTTTTTTAGTTTAATGTTAATTCCAAAGTTAATAAACTTCGGTAAATATTTTCTGTGTCTGTAAAAGACTCTAATTGTGTAAGATAATTTATATTTTGAAAAATAACCTCGTAATTATCAACTGATATTTTAGGCGTTAATAATTCAGTAACGGCTTCCTCAATATCGTTTAATAAAACTCTACTGCTTGAGCTTCTAGTGTAAATTTCAATTAAAACCGATCCTTGCCAACGATATTCGCATTTAGTAGCTTTGTCAACGTTTTTTGTTTGATTTGCTAATATAATATAATCCGTCACATCTTGATTTCCGTAAACCCTAGCGTCATAGCATTTTATAGTTTTACCAGATACAACTATGTTATTTAACAAGTCGTAAATTGCTTTTCTAATGTGTTTATCTGGGTTGACTGTTATCATACGTCAAAATTACTAAATTTTTTTATTATATTTTGATAATAATTTTTTTAAGTTTTCTAAATAATCTTTTTTACCTTTTGTATAAGACGGATAAAGATAAGGTCTTGGAAATAAATTAACTTGTTTAATTCCTTTTCCTTTGAATTTAATAGCCAAATCTTCCCAACCAACTGGAACGTTAACTAATCCTCCGGTCCCAAATTCAACATAAGGAGCATACGGAACACTAGCTACAATTTTATAATTGCTCTCTTTTATTTTAGTTGGATAAATGCTTTGTCTTAATTTACCCATATTTGCCGGAGCTATTCTTTTTGCATCTCCAGCAATTTGGTCGGCAATGTCGGAAGTTTCGGCATCGATAAGTTTTTCCATATCCTTGCCAATTTTTCGAAGCTCCTTAACAACCTGATCAATTCCCTTAATCGACTCCTTTGCCATTTGCGGTAATTTCTAAAAACCTAAATAAATGATCACTAAAAGATATTTCATTGACGTAATATTTTTTCGTTTTATAAACTATAAAAAAGTTGTCTTTGTTGTCTTCAATTAATCCGTTTGCTCTAATTTTAAACATATAATTGTCTTTGATATAATTACCTCCTAAGGTATTATCTCTCCAAGAATTATTTTGTTTTACTGTCGCCCAAAATTTACCAACAAAAACGTCTTGCGAAACTAAACCGCCAAATCCGTCATCAGCAGTCTCAGTTTTAAATATTTCAACTTTTCTGTTTAATTCTCTACCTGTCATAAAAATCGTCTATTAATATCGATTGATTGCATTACAGCTTCCGGAATAAGAGTTGTATTTGCTTGTTTTTCGCTTT